TCTAAAACAGCTACAGGGTCTTTGACTGCCGTATACACCGTTCCAACGGCAAACGAAGGTGCAGTACCACCAGTTTTACCTACTACAGCGATAGTAAAGAGTATTAGATTATCTAATCAATCTGGTGGTGCTGTCACAACCACAGTATCTGTGCATGATTATGATGCAAGTTCACCTCTCGATATTGAACTATTTAAGGATAGCCTTGCTGACGGAACGGAATCAGAGGTTCTTACACATCCTGTGGTTTTGGAGCAACAAGATGCTATCAAAATTTTAGGAAATGGTGTAAAAATATTAGTGAGTTTAATGGAGATTACGTAATGTCAGATGAAAATATAGGTAAAAAGGTACAAGAAGCAGAACAGATAGGAACTGAAAAAGTTGGCGATAATGAAATACCAATTTTAAAACCTGAAGTTTACG